ATGAGAATACCAAAGAACAGGGACGCCGAGAAGGCATCGAGAATCAAAAAAGTTTCGAGAATCACAGGGGTGTCGGAAAGGCAAGTGTATCGTGTCCTGGCAGGAGATCAGACCAACGAAGAAGTACTCGCCACTTACATGGATTTACTGGAAAAGGAAAAAGAAGCTTTTGAAGCTGCCAGGGAAAATCACCTCTTATCTGCCGTAAAGGAACTAATACCATTCAAATAACCTCGCCATGAAATTTGTAAACGAACTGCTTTACATTGAATTCAAGGACTTTTTAGAAGCCGGTTGGAAAGAGGATACTATTAAAAAAGCCAACCTAAGAAACGGGCCTCTTTGGCAAATGGTGGAAAATCCAGAAGACCGCCGCAAGCCTCTCGTTCAATTCGAAACACTGAGACAGGAACACAAGGAAAAACTAAGCCATTGCTTTGGGGATGTTTACGAATACTACGCAAAGCAACCAATCCGTGATCTTGTTACAAAAGACTTTAGGGCCGAAGAGTATTATCGCAATTACCGTTACAATGGTGGCACTCCGCTTCTGTTAGAACATCGCCTCAAGTATCAAAACCTCGCTGCCTGGTTGAACATGCTGGTGATGGCCAAGAATAAAACAAAGGAGATCATCAAAGGCAAACTAAAACTCTCCTGCGATCAGTTTTACAAAAATGTAATAGAGCTTCTTGAGAAAGAAAAGACACTTGGAACCATACCGGAGTCTTTTGGTATCAGTTACCGGAGGCTTCTTTCAAACATTGACGAATATGAGCAAAAGGGTTATGAGTTTCTTATTGATTGGAGATTCGGCAACAAGAACACTGCAAAAATTGGTAAAACAGAATTCGGCTTTGATCCGTCATTAGCAGATAAACAAATCGCTCTTATCCGCAAAGCAAAATCACTCCACAACAACTTCGATGCAGTACAAATTACCAGGGCCGTTAACATCATCTTCGAAAAGAACGGATGGGAAACTATCTCCGAGGGCACTGTAAAAAATATCCTGGCTAAGTACGAACACATCACCACACCAGGTGCAAGAGGTAAAAGAGTTTATGACAGTACAATCGCCATGCAGGTTAAACGCAAGGCTCCTGAATTTCCATTGCTCTATTGCACACTGGATGGTTGGACGGTTGAATTACTATACCAGGATGAACGTGGTTACAACAATCGCCTGGTAATGGTAGTAGTGTTGGATGCCTGCAAAAAATACCCGGTTGGTTTTGCAATTGGTGAAAGGGAAAATACGGAACTCATTAAGCAAGCTTGCCGCAATGCTATTATTCACATCAACGAAATTTTTGGCAAGCCTTATTACCCGCTTCAATTGCAAAGTGACCATTACGGAATGAAAACACTCACTCCTTTTTATGAAGCAATGGTTCACCTGCATACACCGGCTGCTGTAGGTAATGCAAAGAGCAAGATCATTGAACCTTACTTTAATCAACTCAATAAAAAGTACTTCCAAATTTTCCCTAACTGGTCGGGCCATAACGTAAACTCCAGGAAAGAAAACCAACCGAATGTTGAATACCTGGATAAGATCAAAAAGAACTTCCCTACCAAAGAAGGTGTGATCAAACAAATTGAAATGGTTATGCTGCAAGAGCGCCGGTTAAAGTTTGGTGAGTATGTTGAACAGTTTAATGCAGCACCGGCTGATATTAAAAGAGAACTAAGCCATATAGATCAACTGATGATCTTCGGCAAACCTCACACACACTTAAACAGCATAACAGGACAAGGAATTATTGCCACACTCAACGGCCTTCAATTCACATTCGATTCTTTCGAGCCTGAGTTCAGAGCAAGCCAATATCAAAAGTGGCAATTGATCTATGACGAATCTGATTTCAGCAACGTGCTTGCACTAAGCGAAGATGGTAAACAGCGTTTTCTCCTGCATCAAAAAAGAGCAGTGCCGATGGACATCTACAGCACTACTGAGGAAGATCGCTCTTACCTGAAACAAATACGTGACTTCAACACAACCCGCAAAGAAGAGATCATTCAGACCTACATCAGCGATGATGCTATTACCCAGGAGATCATTGACAGCACTCCGCTTGCTCTTAGTGATCCTAACGAAGCTGCATTGAAGTTAATGTTCACCGGAAGAAACGGCCAACAGAAAGAAGCCATCCAGGATGCAAAGCGCCTGATTGAAAAGAAGAACACCAAGCGCATTGAAAACAAAAAAGCTATTGAAACTAAAACAGAAGATTGGAACGAAACGCAGTTAGCATACCTGCAAAGTAAAACGGACTTCAACAAATATTTAGACTAATACCAAAAACCTTCATTATGAAACAAACTACTCAAAAACAATTCTGGCACATCGAGCCTACCATTCAGTTCATGCAGATCATTAACACTTTGGAGAACTGTAAAAAAAGAGGTACTACAGCAATGCTCACCGGCCCAACAGGACATTGCAAGACCGAAGCCGTTGACAGATTTTGTCAAAAGAACCCTGAGCACACTTACCGCTTTACCATCAATAACCTCTACAAGCTGCGTGACCTCATTAGCGAGTTGGCAGAGATGACTGGAGCAAATGAGGTGCGTGTTCCTAAAAACATCGGCAAAGGCCATAAGCTAACAATGGATGCCATAGTTAAACAACTGCGCAGCATCAAAGCAGATGGCGGCAAACCTATCATCATCATTGATGAGGGTGAGAACATGGAAATAGTATTGCTGAAAGTGATGAAAGGATTGTATGACCGCCTGAAAGATCATTGCGCCATTGTTCTTGTTGGCACACATCGTTTGGTTGGAAGAATGCTCAACATCGATGAAAAAGGAAGAAGCATGAGGCAGCGTGAAGCCCTTCCTGAATTATACCGCCGCTTCAAAGCCTACCATAAAATCATTGTTCCAATTGACAAAAAAAGAGACTTCAAAAAATTCTTCGACAAATACGTAGAGGATAAAGGCTTGCAAAAACTATTGATGGAAGTGTGCGAAAACTATGGTGAGTTGCATGACTACTTAGTACCTGCGCTTGAAGAAGCTGATGCCGAAGGCAAGCCACTCACTGAAGATTATTTCAGAACCATGTACAACCTCCCAAAATATTAAACGATGCAACAGGCAAGATCACAAATAGCACAACGCAGGGAACAAGCAGCAAAGACAAAAGCTGTTGTCATGACATTGCTGCAATGGACAGAATTGGAGTACGCCGAGTTTCAGTACGAAAGTGGTCTTGCCTATTTGCGTCATTACATACCCTGGGATAAATGGGGACAGGACATGCTGCAACGCAGTAAGCTGTTTTGGAACTGGTGGAAAAACCAATGGGCACTCCGGGATGAAAGCTTTTGCGCAATGGATAGCGAAGTTCCAACCAGTGAAGTAGGTATCAGCACCGCAAACCTTCGCCGCTTGTACTATCACCTGCACGATGCTGCAATTCTCGCAAGTGACATTTATCCAAACCGCACTGTGTTAGAAGAAAGCTATAATCAAATGATCCACCAATTAAACAAGGAGGAAATACATGGGTAAGCTTCCAGCCATACTGGAAATAGAGCAATGGTGCGCTGATAGAAAGGGAGCGTTTGATAGTTGTGAAATATTCGAAGCAACCAACAAAGCTTTCAATGTATCGATTGCTGAAAATACCCGCAAAAGAGAAATGGCTGAGCCGAGACGGTGCTACGTGTGGTTTTGCTACCTGCTTATGAAAAAACCACATCCGCAATGCATAGCCAGGAAAATAGGAAAATCAAGACCGGCAGTAACAAGCTCTTTTATAAAAACAAAAAAGCTGCTTGAGGTAAATGATGCCATTGTGGTTGCCAATATTCAAAAAGTGTTTACCGAACTAAAAGAACAATATGAAAGAGTACAGAGTTAAACTAAAGCATGATTTAGCCCAGGCAATGGTTGGAGTCATCGACCAGGTTATTACTCACACATTCGTTGGCCTGGATGATACTGAGCTAAAAATGTACCTGGCTGCATTAGAGGAAGTAAAGATTCGGCTCATGAAAAAGCTTGTTGTTTTCCGGCCCGCATACCTCACAACCTTTTCACCTGTTCAGGCTCTTGCCCTCCGGTTACTTTATTCCGATTGGAGTGCCATCACTCCCAATCCAAATCCGTACACACAAAACAAACTACGCATCATAGCCGACGAAGTACACAAACATTATTCACTATAAAACCAAAACTATGTGCACGTTCATTGATCGATTCCCCGAATACAAAACCGTAATAATTCGCTGCATTGCCAGTTGTGAAAACAATCTGCAACTGCTTTGTGTGTACGACATGATTGACCGCTTTATTGAAGTTTTCAGAGGCGCTGTAAGCAACGAGAGATTGAGAGAAGCAACTGACGAACTGTATACATCATACAACGAAAAACAAACCGAGCTACATATTTAATCACTTTCAAAATAGAACTATGTCAACCAAAAGGGTAAAGAAAAAAGTAATCTCCAATGTCTCATTGGAACAAGCGCAGCAAGCAAGCGAAACGTTTGCACAAAAGAGTACAGATCTAAGCAAGATCGAAGCAAAGATGAATGAGGAACTGAACGCCGTAAAAAGCAAATACCAGGAACAAATAACTGACTTGAAAGAAGAGATGGAAGAGCCAGTTGAAATACTGGAGGTATTTGCAGAGGAGCAAAAAAGCACATGGGGTAAAAAGAAAAGCTTCGAACTACTGCATTGTCATATTGGTTTCCGCACCGGCATGCCAAAAGTTACAAAGGATAAGAAGTTTACCTGGGATGCAATTACAACGCTTGTAGCAAAAGCATTTCCACAGCTTACACGTACTGAGGTTTTCCTGGATAAAGATGCAGTTATCGCAATGAGTAAGGATGAAAAGGAATTCGAAAAAGTAAAAGCAGAATGCTACATCGATGTGGTGCAGGATGAAACCTTCTTCGTAACAGCCAAAGCCGAACAGCTTGTATCATAAAATTTTCATAGCAAGGGGCCTTCGCCATTCCTGGCAAGGCGGGTATTAGTTTCATAAGGTTGCCTCTCCTGTTTCTACAGGAGGGCATTTTTAAAGCTCTTTTAAATACTGGTGAGATGGCGGGCGAGGTAGCCGCATAGCAGTTAAGACAACCGTTAAACTGTATGACCATATAGGTAGCCTGAAGGTTCGAATCCTTCTCTCACCCCAAAAAGCCGGTTGACCATTTAACACTCAATAAAAACAATAACTGGGTTATTGATGGAGTAGAAAGATGGAGGCAAGCAGCCGGTTTTTCTTTCAAATAACAGGGGAAAAGTGACCAAAATCAGCCGAATATCCGAGGGGGTTTTGCCCTTTTTCACCTGAAAAAATTAACCTCAAAATTCAATACGATGCACGACAGCACTACATTTCATCCGGTTCATAACGTCTATGACGGACTATTCAGCACAACCTCCGGGAAAAAGATCAATCTAAAAGCTCCTACGTCCGAAATGATCGACATTAAGGACATTGCCGGTGCACTGTCCAAAATATGCCGCTTTGGAGGCCATAGCAGCGCATTTTACAGCGTTGCCCAGCACAGTGTACTCGTTGCCACGCTCGCTCCTGATCATCTAAAAAAGGCCGCTTTGTTGCATGATGCAGCCGAAGCCTACCTGGGCGATGTAATCAAACCACTAAAAGTGATTTTGGGCCATGTTTATGAGCAGTTGGAAGAAGAATTCAACTATGCTATCAGTGCGGCCTTAAAAGTTGATCTCACAACCACTTATGACGAGATCAAGCCCTTCGACCGGCAAGCCCTGGAAATGGAACATGAAGCCTTTGTAAAGGGAAATTTAGCGCCGCTTCTTTCCGTCCTTAACGAACACGGTCTCCTGCTTTTCGAACAATGGGCATGGGAGCCAAAAACGGCTCAAACGGCATTCATTGCCTCTTACCACGAATTATTCAACCTGTAAAAACTTTCGCACTAATACCCGATGGCAAAGACGATTGGCCTTAAACAACTGGCTCAAAAGAACTACATCATAATTGATGGTCTTGACGAAAAACTGAAACACTCGCTTGGTGAGTTCCTGGAAGATGCTTTTGACATGATCATCTATGGAGCAAGCGGAAACGGTAAAAGCAACTTCACGGCAAAAATCATATTAGCTCTTTGTAAGGCTCTCAAATGTAAATGTGAGTACGTAGCCTATGAAGAAGGTCACGGCAAAACAGTGCAGGACACCATGATTAACCGCCATAACATGCTCGAAGAGTTAGGCAACGCTGTAATGATTACTGACCATTACACTTACGAAGAACTGGATAAGAAGATGGCAAAAAAGAAGAGCGCAAAAATTTGGGTGATTGACAGTATCCAGGACAGCCGCCTAACTACCGAGCAGATTGCACAATTGAAAATGAAGTATGTCCTGAGCCGCAAACGTAAGATCATCATTTTCATTTCCTGGGCAGAAGGCAAAGCTCCACTTGGCTCAGTGGCTAAAGCAGTTGAATACAGGGCCAACATTAAAATAAGGGTTGAGGGTTTCATTGCTTTCATAAAGAGCCGCTATGGAGGTAACAAGCCCTATGTGGTTTGGGAAGGCGATAAAGACAACGGCGCTAAGTTCTATTGGGGAAAACAGTACAAAAAAATTATTCATTAACCTATAAAACATACACGATGCATACTTCACAATTCGACATTACGCAAGTATCAGATGTAAAAACCGAAATGCTTAAAGCATTATCAACCGGCAACAAAAATTTGGATCAGTTGGTAATGCTTCCAAAGTTCCATGAAATATCCGCAAAGGTACTTGCCATTGCCCTGGAAGAACTGGTGTTTGAAAGAATGGTGGAAGTTGATGGTGAAACATATTCAATCACTCAACGATAATTATTATGAAACGCCTGATCCTTTTCTTGTTCCTTTTATTCATCCTATCATCTTGCTCTTTTTCATACACCTACAATCCTTGTAACAAGAGAGACAAACAGAAGATTAAAAATCCTAAACCTGAATGGAGGCTTGGTTATTAATTATGCATCCATCTGTTTTTATAATACCGAAAGCATTTAAAGATGAAACCAACATCAACATACTGCTATTGATAGCAATGGGTAAAAACATTGTTGAAATCAGCAGGGAAGTTTTCAAGAGTACATCGGATATAAATAACAGGATTGCAAAAATGAATGATGCACTTGGAATAGATGGGGAAATAAAAAACCGCACCCAGGCCCGGTTAATAGCAGAAGCCTTTCGTTTAAAAATTATTGACTAAAAAAATAATCATGAATCAGCTACAATTCAACATCGCTCAAATTAAAATAGAGCTACTAATTCGCCAGACATTGAATTACGGACAAACCATTACTGGAAACCTTGAGCCGGTAACCGCCAATCAAATTGTTGGCTCCCTGGTAAAAGATACCTGCGAAGTAATTCTTGCAACCATAAAAAGGAATGAAGTTTTATTCCCGGTGGATCAGGAACTGGTTGACAAAGTAAATACAGCCTGGTGCGATGAATTAAATAACCTCTATCACGGCTTGCAAATGCTTCAAGACTTGCCAATAACTCTGTTGGAGGTAAAGTATCAACTGAGAATAAAAGAAGCCGCCATAACGATGGCAATGGCCCTGAAAACAATAGTAAGTGAAGAAGTAAAAAGCATTTTATCACTATAAAATTCAAGCATGAAAACAGGTATTGAAATCCTCGCCGAGGAAAGGCAAAAGCAAATTGATAAATACGGCTTTACTGCCCAGCAATCAATCAACCATCCTGAATGGTATGACAACTACCAATTGCAGTTTGCAGCGTTCACACTGCTTGCCCATGAATTTGAAGAGCAAGTAGAAATCCAAACTCCTGACGGCTGGGACGAAGATTGGTTTAGAAAAATGAACAGTAAAGCAAGGCTGGAACGTCTGACCATTGCAGGTGCATTAATAGCTGCCGAAATTGATAGATTTCTAAATAGTTAACCTATGCAACGCAATACAATTACAGAACTCGGCAAGCTTCACGAAGGTGACCGTTTCACTTACCTGAAAAGAGTTGACCCCTGGGAAGTGATCGATACCAAAGGAACTAAAGTGGCAGTGAATCAAATTAACGCTGCAACCGGGCAGCGCATTCACAAGTATGACGATTTCAAAAGCCCAACTATCCAGGTGCGGTTCCTTCGGCATACAAAGCCATTGCCGCAAGAGGAATGCAATGTGGGTGATTTGCAACCTGGTGATGTGTTTTTTGAAGAAAGCAACATCATTTTAGAATGGCTTGTTGTCGAAAACGACTATCCAAAAGTTTTGTGCAAATGCACCTCAGCGCCGGATATGCTGCAACGTTTTTACACCACTGAAAAAGTAACATTCGTTCGTAAAAGCCAGGAGGCCGTTAAATGATCACCATTCCTTTTTCATATAACTGGAACAATAAGTTGGATTGCAAAGCCTTTACCACAATAAGGCTTTACAACCGCAACAAAAATATACCTCGTACGCCGGTTCAAATTTGGTTAAAAGGTGGAGCAAGAGGAACGGGAGTTATAATGGAAGTAAAGCCTTTCCTGCTGGCTAACCTCAATCCATTTATGTCATACATCGATACTGGTTACAGTGTTGAAGAGTGCAGGAACATTATTGTTAAGATGTACCCTACTGTGAACTTTCAAACAAAGAAACTCGCATTCATCTTAATTGTAAAAAACTAATCCATGACAGCCAAAGAAGTTGTAACCGAAGCGCTAATTGTGTACACACGGCACTGCGCTACACAAATCACCAGGAAAAGAAACCTGAAACAAACTGTACCAACATGGGAGCAGTTAAAGAAAATTGAAGAAGTAAGAGCAGTATGGCGGGCAAGGTTCGACAATACAATGAAAGTGATAGTGCAAATTGATAAAGGAGAATTATTAGGACTATGAATCGAAGAATGCCAATGCAGTGGAATCCTGATAACGCAGCTGCTTTCCTTCTCACAAGAAAAGAAGAGATGGATATAAGGTATTACATCAATGGATTGAAAAAAGATTTAGAGGACTGGAGCTTCGAGCATAATATGTGGAGCAAGTATCACAATCATTTTTGGTTTAAGAGAGCTACCGGAATCAGCACAGAACAAATGCTTGAAAAATTTTACAGGCTTGCTGACCTCATCACTTTTTTTGAACCGGAGTTAAAAGCTTACGAAACAATTCTGGCTAACCACATGCTGGCAGTAGAGTACTTAAACGATGATATGACTGCATTGCGAAAGATCAATCTGAAAACAACAGAGCTAAAACAAAAACCTTTATTCGAATGAGACGCTTTTTAATAACCAACCCGAATGTTTTTACCGGCGAAGCCGAAGTGGTGTATGATGCCAATTGCCGGTTGGTAAAAATTGATGTCAGCAATACGGATATGTCTTTGAACATGGTTTCAAAGTTCAAAGAGCATATACCTGCAAGCTTTGTGCATCTGGAAGGCATCATAAAAAATTCAACCGCTACAATAGTTGAAACCACAATGCGTATAGACTTTGAGCAATGGTGGAGAGAGTATGATAAGAAGATCAATAAAAAAAGATGCATCCCGCTATGGGAAAAGCTTTCCGATAGTGATACCGTATTTGCATTGATGGGAATTAAGCCTTACAAAAAGTATTTAAAAAGCCTTCCTTATGCCAGGCCGATGGCTGATCCTGAAAAATATATCCGTGACCGCTATTGGGAAAATGAGTGGAAATGAGTTTCAGGTATGTACATATCACAAGGTCTCAAACAGTCCGCAATCCTGATGGTTCAATTAAAGATATTATAGTAAGGATCATCAAACATAAGTGCAGTTACATTACATGGAACGATGTAACCAAAAATTGGGATGAAACAAACGTAAAGTGCAACTGTGAATTGTGTAAAGAAGAAACTCAAATGACATTATTCAATGAAGAACCTGTTAAAGTTGTTCAATCACGAGATATGGCATCTATGTAAGCACTGCCTCCAGTGGTTTGATCGAAGAGGATATCCTAAGAAATGCCCATACTGTAATAAAGAAATCTAACTGTTAAACCTCCAATCCAATTACCATGACTGAATTTGAAAAACTGTGCTGGGACATATTTAAGGACAGTGATGATGTTGACAGGTTAATGCACCAGCTGAAAGAAATTCACAAAAACATGATGAAGCATAAACCATTTGCAAATGCAGACCTTAAAACCCAGTTGGAAATGTGCACGACGATTGGTTGCATGGTCATACACACAACGACAGCGGATTTAAGAGAAATGCATATCCTGAGAAAAAAAGACAGAGGCAATTTGGAGTTCGATATTATGAAGAACTACAAAGAGCCTAATAGAATTCATATAACTCAGATAAAAAGACTTCCTAAACCAATCAAAAAATAGACTATGGCACATCCCTGTTTTCAATGCGGAAGCGAATGTTACTGTCACGGCGATATTGATGATGTAATTGTTTCTAAAACTCCAAAGAACTGCGAAGGCTGCGGTTGCGGTGAATTCTGGGACGCTGACCAGGAAGAAGATTACGGTGCATGGCCTGATTATGAAGAAGATGAAGATGATTTTGAACCATGCAGCCGGTGCGATGGTCATCCTGCATGTGCTGACTTTGGCTGTGCCTTTGAGCATGGTTTAGGACACCTGGTAGAGCGTAACGAATCAAACTGTCACGAATTATGAAATACATACTTGAAGCAATAGCAGCCATTCTGTTTGTTCTTTACCTTCTTATAAGGTTTATTGTATTGTGCCTGTTCGATTTTAAAATAAAACAGCACTTCCAAAAATCAGTAAGCTATTTCAATTACGTTTTTTTTAATAAGCTATGAACATTCAACCCGAACAAATAAAAAACCTTCACGGCTTGTTGAACCGAACCGGCTTAATGGCCGAAAAAGAAACCCTGGTGCTGGCGTTCTCCAATGGCCGGGAGAAAAGCAGTAAAGGACTAACTTATCAGGAGGCCGGTGCATTGATCACCCATTTAAAAAGCCTGGATGGTTCGCACAAGATGCGCCGGAAGATCATTAGCATGGCCCACGAATTAGGCTGGAAGATACCTGGTACAAAAAAGATAGACATGGAGGCCATTAACGAGTGGTGTAAAAAATATGGCTTTGGAAAAAAGGAGCTAAACGAGTACACAGAAAAGGAACTTCCCAGGCTGGTAACACAATTTCAAAATGGGCCGTATAAATTTTACCTTAGTAACCTTTAAATAAGCTTATGCAATTAGAAAAATGGGTGGTCGATAATCTTTGCGATGCTTCCTTCCAACAATACCCGGTTAATGTAGCGATGGCGGCTATTTACGAAGCAAGAAATAAAATTATTGTTGCAGTTTTAAAACAACTGCTTAATAGAGAACCGACACAAGATGATTTTGAAAAAGTTCAATTACGAACAACTTTTGGCAGGCTCGGTACCTATCATTTCATGTATGATGGCCATTGCTTAGGAACTATAAAAGAAGCCGCATCTATTAGCCCAATGATTGAAAAACATTATCGTCCGCATGAAAGATTTGTCCTTTATTTTACCCCATCTGAAACTTACAGATAGATCATGAGACGGCATCCAAATTGGGTAGTAACCGCAATCGCCATAATGATTCTTATCAGTATTATTGCAAACCTGATTAAATGGATTTTTAAATTATAGACAATGAAGAAGCTTATCACTCTTTTCGCTCTCATCCCTTTATTTGCAACTGCACAACAACCTTGTTCAAAAATTACTGCAGGTGAAATTTCAGAGGTAAATAAATCTATTGTTTCGAGTGTTAAATATCTTATGGTGCCGAAGGATACTGTAAATGAATCTTCACGCACTACGTTTGTTTTTAGAAATGTAAATGACGATGAATTGCAGGTAATCTATAATATCAGTGGAGGAGCAGCCCAACTAAGCTACGTGGTTGCACCGGAAGCGATGATTGAAAAAATATTAACTGGTTTTTACCAGGTGAAGCTTGACAAAGAATTGAAACAAATGAACCGTTCATCCTTGTCAATTAACTGCACTGGTAAACCTTATAAACTTTACTTGTCCAAACTGGAAGATGATCCGGGATACTGGCAACTTGTAAGCCGATAAAAAGTTAAAGCCTCGCAATGCGGGGCTTTTTTACTCACATAAGGGTTTCCCTTATCGGCATACATTTGTTTTTTTCATTAATTGCAGAATTGCCAACAGTTAACAACCAAAACTTACCTTAAATGAAAAGTGCAGTTATCTACAGTCACAATGCTCTAACAATTGTAATTCCTACAAGATGCCCCGAAGCCACACACGAATTATTGATGCGTGGTATTTCATCCAGCTTAAGAAAGAACATCACTTCAACAGACAGGCAAAAAGATGAACAGGACGGATTGGCTACACTCACCTTACTATTAGATGCCATAATACCAACCGAGGAAATGTTGACGAAAGATTAAAAAACAAATCCCCGCCACAAAGCGGGGATTGTTGTAACTATCTTTTTTATAAACTGTTGCGTCCGTTTATTATTTTGCATTACCATCGTTCCCCACCACTTCATGAGAGGCCGCAATACAACTTTACTGAACCGCCGCAATCAGCAATTGATCATCCGGTATTATTACTGGTACGAGCTACAGCGCAAACGCCTGGATGATGTGATTAACATTCTCAGCGAAGAAGAATTTTACATCCAACCTTACACTGTCCGGGAAATCATTCGCAGCAATACTGAACTTATTAAAGAGTTAAGGCAACAAAAGCCCGACGAAAAGAAGCTTCCCTATTATCAGTTCTCTACACTTTGCTGCAACTGACCTGTAAGCTTTAAAACAGCATTTACGTTTTCATACTCTTTCGCTGCATCATTATCGGTTCCGTTTGTTAAATAGGTTTCAACAAACACTTTCAAACCATCATCCCTTCTTTCCTCGCCACTCCTGATGCGCTGCAATGGTGTGAACCAATCAGAAGAAAAGCCATGCAGGTTTTTAAAAACTCTCCTGGTAAGGTCAAGCTTTTGAATAGCGTAATTCTTTGCCACATCTGGAGCAGTGGCACCATCAGCAATTTTTAAATCTTCATACACGTCAATAGCAATGCGTACCTGCACCACTACATTTCCATTTTGTGCACCTCTTGTTTCCTGGAACCATTCCACATCCGGGAAAGAAATTAATGCAGCGTCAAACTGCACCGGGTAGCTTTCTCCGGGAGCTTCTAATTGTCCCCAATCCCAATCAATCCATGCCAGTTCATTCATTTCTTTTAACCTGTTGCTTAATGCAATGAATAATGCAGCTTTCATAAAGAGTTATTTAAAAATTTTATTGATTTCAGCAGAGATCAACCTGCCAATTTGATGATTTAAATACATGCTTCTTCCCATAAACTGGCGACGAGGCATGTTCATTTTCCTTGTGTGTGCTTTTACATCTATGTCTCCAATTACACTTACAACTGTTTTTTTCCTTGGCTTTCCTTTTTTGGTAAGCTTGCTGGTTTCCACCTTTTCTTTCTTCAACTTTTTTCGTTTGTGGGCCGGTATGCTTACCGTTCCTTTAAAGCCCTGGTTATGGGCAGCGGCATAAGGAACATCGTTGCCAATGGTAACGGATAAATGGCCGGTTCTTATGATCCTGTTACCCCTGCGAAGCCTTCCGGTATTAACCAGCAATGCCCTGCCTCTATTACGCTTTGTGCCGGGCTTCCTTCGCCTCCAGGGTTCAGTGGCATTATCTATCCAGGCTTGCTCTCTAAACCGCTGCTTTGTAAAATTTACGGCCAATGTGCCCACTTTAACGGGCAGGGTCAGGATCATCTGATTATAGCGCTGTTGTAATATGCGTAAACTGTTTTGAGCCATGATAGAG